GTCAGACTCCGACTTGTACTCTTTTGTCGTTAATGCCCTCAAAGGCATTGCGTTGGACAAGTCCCCTGGCTATCCATTGAACCTCGTTTTCTCCACGAACAAGGACGCTTTGGACTGTGTCAGGGATGAAATCATAGATGCTGCTATATGCCGTCTAAGACTTTATTTGTCTGATAGTTTTCCTTTTGAAGAGATGGAGTTGACTCCTCTTGGGCTTATTTTATATGGACTGGATGATCCTAGTTCCCTATTCATAAAATATGAGCCCCATCCCGCCCGCAAGGCAGGGATCGGACAATTCAGATGTATCTCACCGGTTTCCTTGGTTACACAGCTCGTTCAACGAGCTCTGTATTCCGAGATGTCCAAGAAACGTCTGAGAGGAATCTACACTAACGGATCCGCTGCTGGCATCGGGTTCTCAGATTCGCAGTTGTCAGAGACTATGGAGGTTGTCCGTACCTTTAACCGGGACACGGGCCTCCCCCCTACGTCAATTGACTTCAGTGGGTTTGACTCAATGCATAACCTGCAGACTATGTCTGCAGCTAACCGCTTGAACGATATAGTCCTGTATTCATCGTATGGATTATCCTCTTGGCATCGCGCCGATAGAAGGATGACCCTGTCGATTTGTAAAGGATATTATATCATCGGTGGTACCATGTACCAGAAAACGGATCATGGTTGCATGAACTCCGGTGCTTACATTACTACGTTACGTAACACTGAGCTTTGCATACTATACTCTGCTTACGCGGCCGTCTCCAGCGGTCAAGTTTTGCAGAGAATACTTGCCAATGGTGATGATGGAGTCCTTTGGGTTGAAAGACCCGAGGACTTAGTCACATCAGCAGCTCTAGTTGGCATGAGGCTACGCGGCGTGAAGACGTACCATAATGGTGGTTTTGAGTTTTGCTCCCACCTTTATCACGATACCACGCCCGTCAGAGCGTCTCTCTTGTCCTGGCCGAAATTATGTTACCGCATACTTACGAGCACAGTTGAAGAGGGAGACGCCCTGCAAGCCCTATGTGAGACACGTCACAACAGTAATTACTCTAGAATATCTTCTTTTGTTAAATCCATCGCGTTCTAGAGTGGTAGCCGTCCCAGACATGACGTTAAACTGTCTCCCAGTATAGGGGATTGTCTCCTAGTCTCTTCCAGGAGGCAATACTATACGATCATGCCTAAGAAGAATAAAAGCAAGAAAACTAAGAATCGTCGTTCGCGCCGGAATCGCTCTAATAAGCGGACTGGCAAGCCTGGCGTTTCGAAGTTCGCCCATGCAGTCTGTTCTCGCGTTGATCCATTCTGCCCTGCAGCTTATGGCTCGAAGCGAGCAGCAGGTTCATTCGCACCTACACTATCATTCAGTATCAAGACAGTATTTACTGTTACTACTGGTTCTGGTGGTGATGGTTTCTTTGTTCTGTACCCAGGTCCTAATCCTCTCGCTATTGCGAATCTGTCCCCTACAACTGCCACGTTCCCAGGAACCACAACTCCCGCCACCGCGGTCGGAACTTTTCCGGCGTGGGCAGGCCAGGTTAGAGTTGTGTCCGCTGGTATCGCGTGGCACGACATAGCCCCACGGACGGCAGCTGGTGGAAACGTCGTTCTCGTCGACATATCCGCTGGGAACCATGGTTTGTTTGATGCGACTGCACATTCCCTGTCGCAGCTGATGAACGCTAATCAAACAACGATTAGTGATCGTCGAGTTCCAGGTACTTTTGTGTGTAAGCCACGTTCTAACATGCAAGCCAATGAGTTCCTAGATATCACTGTTCCCAATGACGACGACAAGAATCCGTGGCAACCCGTTTTGATTTATGCAAGCGGAGCCGCCTCTTCCGTTGTCCTTAACGTCGTAGTTTCTGTAAACTACGAGGTTGTGCCTAATGAGAGTAGCATTCCAGGGTCGAAGCAATCTCCCGCTCCTGCGGTTGAGAAAGCTGTCGACGCATATCCTGGAGGCTACCAGGTTGGTAACACTGACGCTCGTGAGAGCAAGGTCTGGGATTGGGCGTGGAGAGTCGGTAGTAATTTTGCCGAACGTGGAGTAAATCGCATAGCCGACATTGCGTTCGGTTCCGATGGCGGTAATACTACCAACAACAACTTCTACTCCGGCTCTATAATGGATGTCGATTAATGAGTAAACACAGGGGTTGGGTTGAGAAAGA